ATTCATGCTAAGACTAAAATGTCTAAGAACAAAGGATCTAAAAACTACGTTAAGGTTTCAAGGGGACAAGGTTAACTTGCTTTCTTAATTATTTTTACCTATATTAACTGTTATGAACAGTTCATGGAGAATTATTGCTATTCAACCCGACAAACACATTGCTGGAGTATTAAGATTAAAAGATAATAAGAGATTCTTTCTTGGTGATATTACACCATACGGTCCTATAAGTAAATTTAGTGTTTACCAAGGGTCTATTCAAGTTGAATTAGGAAGTAATAACGTACATGGTATTAAGGAAATTTATCGAGCAACCCTTAAGAATCTCACCGAACTACCTTAAGTTTTTTCTTTAATTCACCGCTATTTATATAAAAGCGCTTTTTAAAATGAATAAAGAATTTACAAGAATGCAGAAGCTCGCCGGTATTATTACTGAGGGTTTGTATACTTCTGATGAGAAGGCTCCTATGGAGGCTATGTCTCACAGTAAGATGACTAAGAAGGAATTAAAGGCTAAGATCAAAGAGATGATGCTTCCTGAAGAGACTATTGGTCAAGAAGCTTATGCTGAGATGGGTAGTATGGATGAGGTTGATAGCGATCATACTATGGCTGCATATCGGATAGCTAGGGAAATGGTCAGGCGGATGGATTTCCCGGATGCTATGTTTGGAAGCAAGGATTTATTCCTCGCTACAATAAAAGCATTACAGGATGAATTATACAGTTACGCTGAAGATCAATTCGGGGATGCAGGTTCTGCTCCTGATGAATATGATGATTATGATGATAGTATGGATGTTTATGATGATGAATATCCAGATATGGCTGAAACAATGTTTGAAGCTAAAAAAGATGAAGAGTCTGATACTGAGGATGTAATCGTTGCTGACACTGAAGAGGAAGTTCCTGCTGAAGGTGGAGAAGATGCAGCTGTAGATGTTACTGCAGGTGATACTCAAGTAGATGTTAACATGGATGGTGTTCCTGATGTTGATACTGGTTCAGCGGAATCTAAGAAGGCATTTACAAGCTTGGTTGATACCTACAATGCTTCAAAGGAGCTAGGTGATCCTAAGTTGACTCAAATGATCGCTAATGCTTTAACGTACTATAATAAGAACATCATTCTTAAAGCGGGACAACCTCAAGCTTAATTAAATTAAATATATTTGGAAAGGATGCCTCACGGTGTCCTTTTCCTATTTATAATATATATGGATCCTAGATTAGTGTTTGGATTGTTTCAAGACCCTGAAGATAAATCGGAGGAGAAGGTTAAAGAAATTATAGACTTCTCAGAGCATCCTTATGTTCTTATGGGTATGTTTGCCCGGATTATCTTCCGAGGAGACATCGTGAATGATCAGATACTTAAATTCTTTTCAGAGATAAATAAGGATGTTGATCTAGAAAGCTTGCAAGTAGCTAATAAAAATATGATCTTTATCAGGGCTTATTCATACCTCGCTAAGTTAGATCTTGAGAATTCATTCCATGTCGAGACACTTTTAGATAAGGCGGATGATAAATTCTTACAAGCTTGTGACTTATCTATAGATCACTTCACCGAGTTAGAAGAGTATGAAAAGTGTTCGTTCATAAAGAAGTTTAAGGATTTTATAGAATTTTCTCAAAATAAGTTGCCCTTGTAGTTTTTTGTTCGTATTATCTATACATGGGGTTTGGAATTAGAAGGGGTAAGGGGAGTGATATAAGGGGTATGAATATAGAGATTAATGATAAAAGGGATATAATAATATGAGATATAGAGATCAAGTAATTAACAAAGTAGAAGTATTAGAAAGTACTTTGAAGGTATTAAGACAGGTTGTTCAAAGACAAGAACCGGTTAAATCTTATTTAGATACTATTGATAGAGCAGAACAACAGCTCGAACAAATCAAACAGTATGTTGAAATGGAACCTAGAACTTCTAACGAAGTAGGTGGCTTTTCTGGCCAAAGGTAATTATCTTTATAGTATGAATTTGACAGCAGAACAAATCCAATCAAATTGGGAAGAGTTTCTAGGGTATATTGACAAATATATTTCTTCCCCTAGAAAAGAAGATCTTCGTAAATTTTATGAAGACCGGGTAGATAGATTTATCTTAATGCCGGCAGCTCATACTACTAAGTACCACAACTGTTTCCCTGGAGGTTATATTGAGCATGTTAATCGTGTTATTAAAGCCTCTTTACATTTTGCAAAGCTTTGGGAAAAGTTTGGTTGTGATATGACTACCTTTACTATTGAAGAGTTGGTATTCTCTGCTATGAATCATGATTTAGGTAAGGTGGGTGATGCAACTCAAGATTTATACTTACCTGGAAAGGATGAGTGGAGAAAGAAGAACTTGGGAGAGATCTACTCCTATAATACTGAAGTTGCTTTTATGACTATTCCGGATCGTTCATTATTCTTATTACAAGAAGCAGGAATTAAATATTCCTTAAATGAAATGATTGCTATCAGAACCCATGATGGTCTTTACGAAGAGTCAAACAAAGCTTACCTCATTTCCAGAATGCCAGAAAGTAGACCTCGGTCAGCAATTGCCTACATCTTACATCAAGCAGACTTTATGGCTTCAGTCGTTGAACTAACAGTCAATCCAGTAGAACAGCCAAAGTCAAAACAGTTCTCAATCTCGAAAGAGACTACAGACAAGAATCCAACTACTCATCAGCAAGCAGCTAAAAACAAAGCTCTTTCTAATATTCAGAGTGATGGATTAAAAAATGCAATGTCTAATTTCTTCAACGACTAATGGTAATACTAATCACCTCTCTCGTCATCGCAGTTTGTGTTTTGGGTTACACAACTTACAACCTTCTCAAGAAGAATGAGAAGCAAGAAGACATCTTAGCATCTTACCTCATCTACATGGATCAACTATCTAAGATTATTGAACACAGTAGTGAGAGATTAGAAAAGATTGATGCTAAAGGTACCTTCCAAAGTGATGACGAGATTGGCTGGTTCTTCGAACAAATTAAGGTTATTCAAGAACGATTAAATAACTTTAAATTAGATAATGGAGGAAAAGAAGAATAAGAATTATTTCACTCACGATACTGAGCTTGCCATAATCAAATATGTTCACACAGAAGATTATGCAGAGAGAAATAAGATCTACAGAGAGGAGATACACTACGCTCTTTTTAAATTAACACAAAACTTAATACATACTTTCAAGTTCTACTATACTGAAGAGACTAACCTGGAAGACCTTCAGCATGAAGTAATCACTTTTCTACTAACCAAACTTGACCGCTTTAATCCTGAGAATGGAGCAAAAGCGTATTCATATTTCGGAACGATTGCAAAAAGGTACTTGATTGCTTCTAACCAAAAGAATTATAAGAAGAGAATGGAATTACTTTCTCTTGATAATCTAAACATCGAGCAGGAAGACGGTGAGTATATTCACGGAGACGTTCTAGATATTAATGGAACACAAGCTGATGCAGAGACATACCACCCAGTAGATCAAGTATCCGAATTCTTAGACCTGTATGTAGAGCATTGCACAGATAACATCTACGAACTATTTCCTAAGGATGAAGATGCTCAAATTGCCGACGCCATTCTTGAACTCTTCAGAAAAAGAGAGCACATTACAATCTTTAATAAGAAAGCTCTTTATATCTACATCAGAGAGATTATCGATATTAAAACACCTAGAATCACGAAAGTAGCAAGTGAATTAGGGGATCTCTATAAGAAACATTACGCATTCTACATAGAGAACGGATACGCAAACTTCTAAACTGTACTACTTTCTATTTATAAAAAATAGACTACTCATGAGTTTAGATAAATTAATATTCAAAAATAAGAAATTCGCAGACCTTCTAGAAGAGATTTACGACAATCAGAAGAAGAAGGAGAAGCAGATTTCAACTCTTATTTCTGAGTTACGTCCTTTAATTGAAGATACTGGTGATGCTACTTTGATTGTACCCTTAATTAAGGAGTATTTAGAGATCGGAGTTAAGAATGATGACCAACTTGTAAAGGTTGCAACCATCATCCAGCGCATCTTCCAGAACCAAGACTCTGCTACAGACTCATTCGGAATCTCTGATGAGGAGAGGGAACAGTTGATGAAGGAGATTAACAATATCAAGGAAGATAAATAATGTCTAAATTCGGCTTTGGAGCTCTAAACGACGGATCAAATCCAGGAACATCAGGTACTAGTAAGACACTTGATGCGCTGAAGCTTGCAAGTCTAAATTCAACCGGAAGGGTTCTTAGCGTAGTTATGGATGATACACATCCTCGCTACAATGAACTAGGCGGTTCAAAAGCAATCGGTGCAGTTGAATTAGTGGAGGTGTCTGGTGGTACTGCAGATTATTCAACTACAGTTAAGAATCAAAATTACAAAGTAGCTTTTCCACTCCAACCCGGAGTAAAAAACTATCCGTTAATAAATGAGATCGTTTATCTAGTCTCACAGCCCACAAAGAAGTTACAACAGAGAACCTCTGCAGTATCCTTATACTATATAAGCGTAGTTAATTTATGGAATCACCCTCACCATAATGCTATTCCATACTCCGCCGGATCAAACACTCCTGCTAATTCAAAAAATTACCAAGATACAGTTTTAGGTAGTACTAATAAACTCACGGATAGTTCTGGAGAAATTAAGTTTGGTAATTACTTTATAGAACGGCCAAACATATACCCACTGCAACCTTTTGAAGGAGATACAATATACGAAGGTAGATGGGGAAACAGTATTAGGTTAACCGGTACTGCTCCTAAAAGAAACCCGTGGTCTTCAGAAGGAACCCAAGGAGATGCTATAACAATCATTCGAAACGGTCAGACAGACAACGCTAACAAGAATGGATGGGACTTTACTACAGAAGATATAAACACAGATGCTTCTTCCATCTACTTAACAACAACTCAAAAGATACCTCTAGTATCAAATGCAAATTATTTTAGTTATAAAAGCAATCCGCCTACTAAACCAGACGAATACACAGGTAAGCAAATTATAATTAACTCGGGAAGATTAGTTTTTAATACTACTGAAGATCACCTAATGTTAAGCTCAGCACAAAGCATTAACCTAAGCTCTACCAGAACAGTTAATATAGATGCATCAGAGATGACAATTCAAACTGAGAAAATCTATTTAGGATCTAAATCTGCTACAGAGCCGCTCTTATTAGGAGACACTACTGCAGAACTACTAAAAGAAATGATCGCAATACTAAAAGATTTAGTTGCAGCATCTCAAACAGCATCAAATTCAGGCGGACCTATCCCGAGTTTAAATCAAAAAGCACCGGGATTACTTAAAAGAATCCTAGCTCTAAACCCTGATTTAATTAAATCTAATTCTAACTTTACAATATAATGACACCAGAAGAATTAGAAAAACAGAGACAGGAAGAAGCAGCTAAAAGAGATGCTTTTAAAAAGCGAATGAAGCTTCAAAGAGCTCTTGCAACCGCTACCGTAGTTGCGACTGCAACTCAGTTATCTCCATTAGATAGGGTAAACCAAACGGTTAATTCAAAGATTGAAGACTTAAGAGACAAAGCTACTTCTACAATTTTATCTCTAGCTTCACAGTTAGGAATCGAAGGAATAGACACTGCTAACCCAATTACACCTGCTTTATGTCCATCCCCAGAAATCCTGAACCGAGCATTACAAATACGTAACAGTTTAGGTACTGATATTGAGAATACTTCAAAGTACATAAATATTGTTGATACATCCTTACAGTTACTAACTCCAATAATAAACGGAACAGTAACGACTGTAAATGCATTAAATATATTAAAAACAGCCACCTCTCTAGCAACTAAAGTAGCCCCGATCGTACCGGGAGCTATCACGGCGCTACTAAGCGACTTAGATGATATTAGAACATTAATTACGTTTAAATCTGACGGCACCCCTAAACTACCTGAATTAAAAAGAGCTCTAACTATAGGATCTCAATACATATCCACCGCAGCTAAGATACTTCAGACTGTAATAACTACCTTACAAATTATCGATTTAGTATTAGAGAAGTGCGGTGCTAAACCAAATCAACTAGGAGAAGATAGTACTAAACTACTAGATACTATTAAACTAGCAGAACAATCCCTAATTGATGAAATTTATAAAGGATTTACTTTTGCAATCGTAGAGAAACAATTTAGCCCTACATTAAAACAAAAAATAGGTCAAGCTAAAAATAGTCAGGGAATTGTCTTATTACAGACAGAACCCTCCTTCACAACCAACCCTCAAGTCCTTGTCGAAGAGTTAAAACTCATCATTGATAGGGATAATCTAAAAGCCAATTAAGAAATATTTATAAAAGATGGATACCAAATTATTTAAAAAACTCATCAAAGAAGCTGTAAAGGAAGCTATCCAGGAAGAAATGAAAGACATCCTATTAGAAGCAGTACGTGCTCCTAAGACGGTTATTCAAGAAAGTTATGCTTCACCAGTTCAAACCTTAGCAGGTACACCAACCGCTCCCTCTATTAATGCAAGGGATAAGTATAAAGAGTTATTAGGTGGAATGATGGAATCAAGAAACGGAAACATTTCAATGACTTCTAATGATGCTATAGGCTTCGGAGCTCAACCTGGATATAGACCGCCTGTAAGTGCAAATACGACCGGAGAAGGATCTTCCCTACCTCCTGGCGAGGTTAACCTAGACCAGATAATGGGTTTGATGAGTAGAAAATAATGGCATTTGGTGCGAAGAAAATATTCCCAATAGATAGAAAGCCGAGAGTTGCTGTCGGAGTATCTCTCCCTTTTTCATCCCCGGGAGTATTCTCCTCTACATACACTACCCAACAGGCCATTAAAAACAACCTCATTAATTTCTTTCTGACCGGAACCGGACAAAGATACCTGAATCCAACCTTTGGAGCAGGTCTACAGACATATATCTTCGAACAACTAAACACTAATACTGAGGTTGCTCTAGAACAAGACATACAGTCTATAATTAGTGAGTTTTTTCCTAGTGTAATTATCGGTGATTTAGAAATCACAAGTCAACCTGATACACTACAGGTAACAGTTAAACTAACCTATTCTATTAAGGATACCGGGATAACAGATAATTTAGAAATAGCATTCAACTAAAATGGCAATAAAAAGAGACATAAAATACGTAAATAAGGATTTTACTACATTAAGAGCTTCCTTAATAGATTACGCTAAGACTTACTTCCCAACAACCTATAATGACTTCAGTCCTTCATCTCCCGGGATGATGTTTATGGAAATGGCAGCTTATGTAGGTGATGTTATGTCTTTCTACCTTGATAATCAAATTCAAGAAACATACCTGCAGTATGCTCGACAGACAGATAACTTATTTGAGTTAGCATATATGTTCGGCTATAAACCCAACGTAACAGGAGTTGCTACAACTACTATCGATCTATACCAGCAGATACCTTCAAAACTATCTGCAAGTGTGTACGTTCCTGATTTTGATTACTGTTTATTAATTGGAGATAATGCAGTAGTATCTTCTACCTCTAATAATGAAACTAGATTTCTAATTCAAGATAGTGTTGACTTTTCTGTATCATCCTCTCAAGATCCAACAGAAGTAACCATCTTTCAAACAGCAGGTACTGACCCAGTTAGTTACCTACTAAAGAAAAGCAGACA